ATGCAATATGCCATTGCAGGGTGGCCTGTTGCTGGCTGCCCTTCCGAATCTTTACTTGAGCGAATCACCCGTAAATTACGTGACGGATGGAAACGCCTTATCGACATACTTAATCAGCCAGGAGTTCCAAAAAATGGATAAAACACTTATGGCTATCCAGACTAAATTCACTATCGCCACTTTTATTGGCGATGAAAAGATGTTTCGTGAAGCCGTAGAAGCCTACAGAAAATGGAGGTCAAAATGATTCCGGTAGAACTGGCGAAAACCCCAGAGTTAAGTCGATTAAAAAGAGAGTATCACATTGCTGAGGCTCGTTACTGGCGTAAAGCGGGAGATAAATCAAAGAAACAACTTTGCTTATGGCAGGCACAAAGAGAGCGCATGAATGAGCGCGAATTTCTTTCCTCCCCGTCCGAATTACCATTCTGAGGTGAATTATGGGAACTGCGATATTAATACTCGGTGAGTCTGGCACCGGAAAATCAACCAGCATGAGAAATATCAATCCAGAGGAAGCAATACTTATAAAACCAATAGGCAAGCCGCTACCATTTAAATCAAAAAACTGGCTTGCATGGGATGCCAGAGCAAAAAAAGGAACCGTAGTTACCACTGACAAATGGGACGTAATAGTTGCTGTAATTAAGCGTGCTCACGAATACGGAAAAAGAATCGTTATTGTTGATGACTTCCAGTATGTGATGAGCAATGAGTTTATGCGCCGCTCAGAAGAAAAATCGTTTGATAAATTTACTGAGATAGGCCGCCACGCATGGGAGGTCATTAAGGCTGCACAGGATGCGCCTGATGACCTGAGAGTCTATTTTCTTGCGCACACCGAAGAAACCCCTATGGGGCGCGTGAAAATGAAGACTATCGGCAAAATGCTGGACGAGAAAATCACTGTCGAAGGCATGTTTACTATAGTTCTTCGCACTCTTACCCGCGATGACCAGTTCTTTTTCACCACGAAAAACAACGGTGCAGACACTGTTAAATCCCCAATGGGAATGTTTGATTCCAATGAGATTGATAACGATCTCTCTTTCGTCGATGCCACTGTTTGTGATTACTACGGCATCAATAATGTTCATCAAATTAAGGAAAACGCCGCATGAGCAACGTAATTTTTACTTATAACGAAGAAGCAGCACTGACCGCAGGGCAAGGTGGTTTTATTAACGAAACTGGCGCTCACATAATTACCATTACTGAAGCAGAACTCAAGCAATCAGAAAAAGGAGCCAAATTTATTGAGTTTTCTGGAGAATCCGACGACGGACGTAAAATCCAGTATCTTAGCGTCTGTGTTCAGAAAAATGACGGCACGGAAAACAAATTTGGCGCAAATGTCGTTCACGCCATGATGGGGTGTGCCGGGATTGGACAATTAACGCAACATATGGTTTCCGCCAGTAAATTTGTTGCACCTGAATTTCATGGAAAGAAAATCGGGTTAGTGCTCCAGAAAGTATTAACCACAAACAAAAAGACTGGCGCAGACAGCTACCAGATGGAAATACGCATCCCGTTTATTGCACAAACAGGTCAAACCCTTAAAGAAAAGGCAGAAGGCAAGCAACCAGAAACTATCGCCAACATGGTTGCCAGCCTCAAAGATAAAGACAATCGCTCTAAAAACGTAAGCCATAATCATGCAGATGATTATGGTTACAGCCAGAACGATTACCCTCCTTTCTGATTACTGAAAATAAGGCTCCCATTATGCCAGCGCCTCTGTATGGTGCGGATGACCCGCGCAACTGCTCCGGTAGCTCCAAGGCGGAGGTGCTGGAAAATATCAAAAACAATTTCGACGCGTTTCTTGCTCTGACACCAGAAACAAAAGCAGAACGGATGTACCGACGCGATATACAACTCGCGCTAAAACAGGAGAAGGACCGAACAAACGAAACAGCAATGAGACCGTTGCGAAAAGCGACAATAGACAAATTCCCTGAATATATCGACCCGCGCCTGCGTAATTACCGCTCACGCTATGGCGCTATCAGTAATGACTGAGGAATTTACCATGAGAGGACTTGCATACAATCCCGGCATTCTTCCGGCAGAAATGATTATTCGCCAACGCGTAAAGCCAATGCCCTCGAGAGAGGAATTGCTTAAGAGAAAGAGTTTCGGTTCTGTTAATGACAACAAATATCTGAATGCGATGTTGCGCAAAGGAGGCAACCAGTGAGCAAAATTGACTATCAGGCACTGCGTGAGGCGGCAGTAGCAATTGAAACAGTAGCAACGCCTCAAAAATTGCTGGCATTTCGTATGAAAGTCACACCTCAGGTTGTGCTGGCGCTACTGGATGAACGAGATGCATTAAACGAACGCATAGCCGAACTGGAGGCTAATTTAGCGGAGCTGGCCGAAGACCAACAGAAAGCGATTGAGTCAATTAAGCAGGCTGATGCGGCTGTTAAGTTGGCACACGAGAAGTTTTCGGTGCTGGCGGCAGAGAATGCGGAGCTTAAACAGTCGGAGAAGGAATTTAATAACTTCTGTCGTCAGGAGTACTACGGTTGGGAGGACAACTTCACGGAAACCCCAGCCACCGACGCTTTCCTGGCTGAAATTCGTGCGGCGGCTCGCAACGAGGGTATTAACTATACCGCAAGCCGTCTTGCTGCTGCTTTCAATCACGGATTTATCAATAAGTCTTTGCGTGAAGTTTTCGACGTTACACGCATGATTTTGTCAGCGAAAGAAGAGTTGGCTAATGAAGCGCATCCGATTGATGGCCTGTCTGGTGAATATGCGGAGAAATCCCTTGAAGAATGGGCGGAACAGATTCGCAAAGGAGGAAACCAGTGAGCAAGATTGACTATCAGGTACTGCGTGAAAAGGCAGAAAAAGCAACGTGTGGTGAGTGGTCTCTCGAATATGGAGAGAGCCGATTTGATGGTGATGATGCACTAATTCATCGCGAGGCTGCTGGATATATTCCCATTTGCAGAATTGAAGGAGCGCATCCTGAAAGCGGTTTCGATGAAGATTTCCAAATGGAACAGCAGGCCAATGCTGAATTCATCGCCGCAGCCAATCCGGCTACCGTCTTGGCGCTGCTGGATGAGCTGGAAAGAAACCAGCAATACATCAAACGCCGCGACCAGGAGAACGAGGATATTGCGCTAACGGTAGGGAAACTGCGTGTTGAGCTTGAGGAAGCAAAATCAAAACTCAACGAGCAACGCGAGTATTACGAGGGAGTAATCGCGGATGGAAGTAAGCGCATAGCAGAACTGTCTGCTAGCCACAGCAAATTGCGCGACACAATGGCTGGCATCCACAACACAATCCGAATGGATGGCGGCTATACGCCACTGGCAGCAATCCTTAACGCTGCTAAACGCGCATATGAAGAATCAGCAAGCGCCGCTGGCATCAAGGAGGAGTCTGAGTGATGGTCATTTCACCTATAACGCTGAAAGCGGCGCAGGAATTTATCGCACAGCACCACCGACACAATAAACCACCAGTGGGGCATAAATTCAGCATTGGTCTGAGAAATAATGCCGGAGAATTGATAGGTGTGGCGACAGCTGGTCGACCTGTTGCACGACATTTGGACGATGGATTAACGCTTGAAGTAAATCGCACATGTACCACAGGAGAACGCAACGCTAACAGCGCGCTTTATGGTGCTGTCTGGCGGGCAGCAAAAGCTATGGGTTATCAACGTTGTATTACGTACACCCAGGCAGATGAATCAGGAGCATCTCTTCGCGCAGCTGGTTTTGTTCGTGTGAAAGAGCTTCCTCCAAGAAAAAGCTGGGCGGAATCAAGCGTCGCCCTGCGGAGTAAACGCGATCCGGTCGGAAACGGTGGTATTCCTCGTGTGCTCTGGGAAATCAGGAGAATGAGTACCGCTGGCATTCGCATCAAAGGAGAGTGAGATGAACGGACAAATCTCAATTGTTCGACCGGGAGCATGTGACGATCGCGAGATACGAATGATTATTCGTCTGGCGATGGGGAAAACAATAACTGCTCTCATTACTCCAGAAAATCTCGCATTAGCATTAACCGGAAAGTCAGACCTGCCAGTAGAGCTAAAGCTGCGAAATGTTGAGATTAAGGTGAAATAGCTATGACCACTATTACCGACAAAGAGCTAATTAAAGAAATTAAAGAACATATCAGCAGTCTGGGGGTGCGGGACAATATTGAGCGCCGTGCTTATGAAATTGCGTTGACTGCATTGACCGCTGAACCATTCGCCACTATCGACACCGCGGGAATTGAGCTCGTTAAATATGGTTGTAACACGTTTATTTGTCCCGACAATTCGATGGATCCGGGAAATGTACCGCTATATATCGGCCTGCCACGAATTGAGCCAGCAAGCCAGACTGCCAAGCTGTCATTCCAGGAATGGTTGTCAGAACAAAAAGAAAAAATAGACGTTGATTGCGGATGTGTGAGCACTGAAACGCTTATGCACTGGATGCGTGTGGCGTATGAGGCTGGCAACTCTCCGGTAACTCCGGATGGTTGGATAAGCTGTAGTGAGCGAATGCCGAAAAAGAATCAGAACGTACTTATTTCGGTGAATTTCGATAGTGATCTGGTTGAGCCGCTAATATGCTCCGCACGCTATACCGGAAGCACCTTTCGGCGAGGAGATGTAACGATTAAGCCGGGCAATGGTGTTGAGCAGGTAACCCACTGGATGCCGCTACCAGAACCGCCGCAGGAGGTTAATTGATGGACTCCTTCGCGAAATATACGATTATTGACTGGATAGCATTCCTTCAGGTTTTGCTCATCTGGTTTTATTTGGCTTATAGGAGTGGACAGTGGATTGTCAGTGTAGCCTGTAGCAAGGGATGGCGTTGGTGGAACCGAAAGAATAAAAAAGCACTGGCCTTGGATTCATTTTACGAAGCATTCAATCTTAACAGCCTTCAGCCTGGTTCTGTCGTTGTAGTCACCACTCAAAGCGGCATGACGATACAAATTCACAAGCCAAAGGAGGAAGGTCGTGGCTAACCTGCAACTTGCAGTCAAAGGTGAATACTTCGATGCCATGATTCGCGGGGAGAAAACAGAAGAATATCGCCTGTGCAATGACTGCTGGAATAAGCGAATTATGTTCCGGGAATATGACCGCCTGATTATCACAAAGGGATATCCTAAGCGCGAGGATTCCAGTCGCAGAATTGACGTTCCGTATGACGGATATGAAATCAAGACAATCACACATCCGCACTTCGGTGATAAACCGGTAAAGGTGTTCGCGATAAAGGTGAATATCGGCAATGAATAACAATCCTCGCACTCGCGGGGATTTCTTTTATCTGAACTCGCTACGGCGAGTTTTGTTTTATGGAGATGATTATGGCCTGTTCAACATTCAACCCTCTAACGTTACAGAAATACCAGCCAGACCCTGAAGATTTATGCTCACTGTGTGGCGGAAATCATGGCAAAGCCGCCATGATCGAATGTAAAGACAAAATCCACATTTGCCTTAATTGCGTTGATGTCCTCGTTGATATCAAAAATGAGAGAGAAGATAAAAAGCGTAGCGAGGCTGTTCGCGCCTTAGATTCATGGATGCGAGATGGGTATAGTGCCGCGCAAATTTATGACTTAGCAATATCAAAAGGCGAAATACCAGGAGTGCGCATCGAATAAGACGTAACCAATATTCGAATTGAAGAACTGAAAGAACACCAAGCCGCCTGATGGCGGTTTTTTCTTACACATGCAGAGGCAACTTATGCGCGAGTTAGTAAACCAACATAACCATGGCATTCAGCCAGTCATCACACCTGTTGTACAGATAAATGCGAATGAATGGGTAACACTGGAGCTTTTAATGGCTGTAACAGGCCTGAGAAAAGGAACAATATTACGCGCCAGGGACAGTGCGTGGATGAACGGCAGAGAATATAAACAAATCGCCCCCGACGGAACGCCAAAGAAAAACAGCGAATGTCTCTATCATCTTCCTACCATCAACACTTGGATCAAAAACCAACCCTTACCATCTCAGGATGTTTAATTCTTGTCCATAAGAGTATAACCTGAGCGTGCTCTTGGACGCAGGAGGAACAATGGCGAATTCAGCCTATCCAGCCGGCGTTGAAAATCACGGAGGAAAACTCCGAATAACGTTTAAGTACAGGGGTAAACGAGTGCGCGAAAATCTTCGCGTGCCCGATACACCGAAAAACAGAAAGATCGCTGGTGAGTTAAGGGCTTCGGTCTGCTTTGCAATCAGAACAGGAACGTTTGATTATGCCGATCGATTCCCTGACTCACCTAACCTGAAGCTATTTGGCCTGGTAAAAAAAGATATCACCGTCGGTGAACTGGCACAGAAATGGCTTACTCTGAAAGCAATGGAAATCGGTAGTAACGCCTTAAATCGTTATCAATCAGTGATGAAAAATATGCTACCGAGGCTTGGTCCTGGCAGGCTGGCGTCATCGATTACAAAAGAAGATCTGCTGTTTATCAGGAAAGATTTACTGACCGGGGAAAAGGGAAGCAGGAAAACCAGCACGTCCCGAAAAGGAAGAACCGTACCCACAGTGAACTATTACATGACAACAACAGCCGGAATGTTCAGCTTTGCCGCCGAAAACGGGTATCTGGAGAAAAACCCGTTTAATTCAATAACACCGCTGAGGAAATCAAAACCAGTGCCGGATCCACTGACCAGAGATGAGTTTAGCCGTCTCATTGATGCCTGCCATCATCAACAGACCAAAAACCTCTGGACAGTGGCTGTTTTTACAGGGATGCGACACGGTGAAATTGCCGCACTTGCATGGGAGGATATCGACCTGAAAGCTGGCACGATAACAGTGCGACGAAATTTTACAAAAATAGGTGATTTTACGCTACCAAAGACCGACGCAGGCACTAACCGGGTTATACATCTTCTGGCACCAGCAATTGAAGCACTTAAAAACCAGGCGATGCTTACTCGTCTTAGCAGGCAGCATCAGATCACTGTTCAATTACGCGAGTACGGAAGAACAATTTTGCACGAGTGCACTTTTGTTTTCTGTCCGCAAATCGTTCGCAAGAATCACAAGGCGGGTATTAACTACGCGGTAAGCTCCATCGGAGCGACATGGGATTCAGCAATAAAAAGAGCGGGTATCCGATCCCGTAAAGCGTATCAGTCACGCCATACCTATGCGTGCTGGGCTTTATCTTCCGGAGCAAACCCGACATTTATTGCATCACAGATGGGGCACTCCAGCGCCAGCATGGTCTACAATGTTTATGGTGCATGGATGCCTGAGTGCAGCGTGACTCAAGTTGCCATGTTGAATAATGTCCTTAATGCCCGTGCCCCAGACGTGCCCCAAAGTGACCAGGAGGATGAAATAAAATTATATTTTTCAAAATGATAAACCATATCCTTAGACATGTTGAAACGATGGCACGCGCAGTCGCTGAGGGTGCAAGCAAAGTCGATGGCGCAGAAGTTGTCGTTAAGCGTGTACCGGAAACCATGCCGCCGCAATTATTTGAAAAAGCAGGCGGTAAAACGCAAACTGCACCGGTTGCAACCCCGCAAGAACTGGCCGATTACGACGCCATTATTTTTGGTACACCTACCCGCTTTGGCAACATGTCCGGTCAAATGCGTACCTTCCTCGACCAGACGGGCGGCCTGTGGGCTTCCGGCGCACTATACGGAAAACTGGCGAGCGTCTTTAGTTCCACCGGTACTGGCGGCGGTCAGGAACAAACTATTACTTCAACCTGGACGACCCTTGCGCATCACGGCATGGTAATTGTCCCCATTGGCTACGCAGCGCAGGAATTATTTGACGTTTCACAGGTTCGCGGCGGTACGCCGTACGGCGCAACCACCATCGCAGGCGGTGACGGCTCACGCCAGCCAAGCCAGGAAGAACTGTCTATTGCTCGTTATCAAGGGGAATATGTCGCAGGTCTGGCAGTTAAACTTAACGGCTAA